CGCGACGACGGAACGTCAGCTCGCGCTCGACAGCGTTTTTCTTCTGCTCGGAACTGAACATATCATCCTCCCATCAGCGACGGCACGCGCTCGAACTCGCCGGAGAGCTCGCGCTCGAGCCACTGCTTTTCCTTGAAGCTGGGATAGTCCGGCGTGATGCTGTGCCGCGAATAGCCGGGCCAGCGGTTCGTCCTGATGCACGACTTCCAGATATCGACCGCCGCATTCACGCGCTTGCGGCCCATCGTCATCCAGTGTTCCGTCATGTGCATGACGTTGAGCGCGAACGGATCGTCCGTCTCCTGGGCGATGAAGCGGAAGCGGCGGCGCCCGGCCCCGGTGGGGTCGAGGATGTCGAGGCCGCGCTCGATGAATGCTGCCTGGATGTGCCAGCCGCCGGCCTCGGCGCGGAGGCCGAGCACGTGCTCGGCCACCGACATGCCGGTAGACTTGAAATCGTCGATAGTCCTCAGATCGTCGTGCAGCCAGTCGACCAGCGATCGGAACCAAACGCCGTCCTCCTCCCACGCGATCATCACCTCGGCCGTGCCGTTGGTGAAGGCGTTGCAATCCTGATGGCGGGCGATCTGAGTTTCTGCGCTCTTGCGCATGTCGAACGCTCGGTCATAGTTTTCCGTGAGGATGCCGATCTTGCCAGCCTCGGCGGCTGCCTTGCGGGCGGCTTTCGCATCCTTCGTGCGCCAGTCCTTGAACGACAGCACCTCGAAATCCTTGCCGCGACCTAGAATGAGCGCGTGCGCGGCGTTGCCGAGATCGAATTTCGCGTCGTCTTCCGGCTCGTGATCCGCGTTGAGGCTGCGGCTTTCGGTCCAGGCGTGCCACGGCGACCGCTCGGTGATGATCTTGGCGAGCGACTGCGTGAGGGACGCAATCGGGCACGGATCGGAGCGGTAGTCGGCGTCCGAGACGTCGCGGTAGATGCCTGGATCTGTGATCTTCATCCGAAAATCCCCTCAAGAATCGGCGCCACCGTCCGCGCCAGGGCCAAGAACAGATACACGGCCCACATGAAGCAGATCGCGATCGCAAACACGGACACGACGGCGCCGGTCAGGAGCGGGATGGACGTGTGGACGAGAACGACAGGGTCAGAGTTTCGCGGTTGCATCACGCGCTCCAATGTTTGCGTTCGTCGACGAGATGGTCGAGGGCCGCGATAGCCCGATCGAACTTCGACATGATCTCGGCATGCTCGGGCCGGCAGACGCTCTCCACCTCGGAAAGCATATCCTCAGTCACATCTCGCGAGCTGATGCCCGCGGAGGTGAACTCCACCTCGATTATTTGCACGACGTTCGGCAGCTCGCCCGAGCGGATGTCGATCAGCGTCTCACGCCGGCTCATGTTGGCGGGGTCGCGGGCAACCCACTCCATGCCGATCTTGCGGCCGGTCTTGCGGCAATAGCCGAAGTCCGAGAGGACGAAAAACAGGACGTTGCGGCTGTCGGTCGGCGGCGCCGTGTCGCATGCGCGGATCGTGGCGAGGGTGCGGTGACGGGCGGGGGTCATCAGATGCTCCTGAGCGCGATTGCGAAACTACAAACCGGGACGTGAGCTGCGGCGATCCGGAGCCATTTGCGGGCGCCAACGTCTTTGCTGATCCTGTGATGGCTCGCAGTCGTTCGGATCGATTTGATCGAGTGGTTCGGGAATGCGGCTTCCAATTCCGCAGGCGTCATGGTCGGGTAATTGCGCCGCAGCCGCGAAATCTCCGTGCTCGTCCATGAGTTCCAGCCTCGGGCCGCGCTCATGATCCAACTCCGCCGAACACGAGCCCCATCAGCACGGCGATCGCTGGCGCCGCGAGCATGGCGAAAAGGGTGGCGATGATTTTGTCGGTGAGGGTCATGCGGTGACCCCGATCTTGGCGGCGAAGCGCTTGACCAGCTCGTCAACGGCAGCAGGGACGCCCGGGCCATTCATGACGAGTTCGATGTCCTCGTCTCCATCCGGGCCGGCGATCGTGAACGAGGCGTGGCCGGTAGTCAGTTCCTCGCATTCGAACTGAAAGCCGCTCTCGATAATGCGGCGCGCGAGGCTGGAGATTTCCTCGGGACGGTCGATCGACACCTCAACGGCGCGGCCGTTCGGTCGGAGATACTGGGTGAAGGGGATATCGGACATGGTCGGCGGCTCCTTGCTACGGAGGCCACCTTAAAACCGGTATTCGTACCGGTCAAGAGAAATCGGTAGTGCTACCGGATTTTTCTTTTGGGGGTATTTGAGGAGGCCGCCAGCCGATCCTCAATGCGCTGGTCGATGAGGTCGCGCAGCTCGTCCGCGCTCGCGGCCGCTCCTGGCGGCCGCATCAGTTCCCATGGCGGTATATCGAGAGCGCGCGCGATATCGATCAGGGTGTCGAGGGTCATGCTGCCGTCGAACTCGCCTTTGACGCGGCGGCGCAGATTGCGGATAGCGTCCGGACGCTTCGCGAGTTTGGATATGGCGTCGGCACTGACCTTTTTGGCCTTTAGGTGCCGTTCGATGTTGGCCAGAAGTGTCTCATGATCCATTCCGGTAGGATGACCGGAACGCCATAGATGTGCATCCGGCAAGTTTACCGTTGACAAAACCGGTACACCTACCGATATTGCGCCCATGTCAGCAATTGAACAACTGCTCAAGGTCGCGCGCGCATATGGTGCGGCCGAAGGTGTGCCCCTATCCACCGTCTCTTCCCGCGCTTTGAATGACGGCAAGCGGCTCAAGGCCTTGGAGGAAGAGGGCGCCGACATCACGGTTGGCCGGCTGGAGACCGCGTTGCGCTGGTTCTCCGACAAATGGCCCGATGGCTGTGACTGGCCCGCCGACGTGCCGCGCCCTGTCGTCGAGGCGCGGGCATGAGACCACAGAACAACATCCCCCATGACTGCCCCCGTGCACGCTGCGCCGTTGCAACCTCAGAGCGAGCGCCACAACGGCGACGGCATCATGTCTTAATTGAGGCAATGCGGCAGGTTGCCGCAGATTTTGTCTGGACCACGCCATCAGCCGGTAACTCCGTACTCAACTCACTATTCGGCTACGTCGCGCCAACCGGGATTTGGTTCAAATGATGCATCCCGTCCTCGACCTCGCAAACCCATTCCAGACTTCACCCGCGCCATCCTCAGCGCCTCACAACAGCCCCGGTGAGAGCGTGCCAGCAACGGCATATGGCGCAGGTGAACCGGCCGCTGTGGAATCCTCCCCCGCAGCGGCCGGACCAATCCCCGCCGGCTACGTGCTGGTGGAACGCGGGTTGCTGGAGGGACTGCGGGCCACCATCGAGCAGATCAGAATGGGGCGCGTGATGGATGAGACATTCCCGCGGGAATGCCTCGACAACCCGAGCTGGAGCTTCATGCGATGACGGACACGAACAACCAACTCAAATCCATCGTCGAGCGCATCGAGCGGCTGGAGGAAGAACGCAAATCGATCGGCGATGACATCCGCGACGTCTACGCCGAGGCCAAGGGCAACGGCTACGACGTCAAGGCGCTCCGGGCCGTCATCAGGATGCGCAAGCAGGACGCCAACGACCGTCTTGAACATGAGACCATCGTCGAAACGTACATGGCGGCCTTGGGGATGCTGGCTGACACGCCGCTCGGGCAAGCAGCGATCGCGAGGGCCGTCGCCTGATGGATGTGCTCACCTCCAACGATGATCTGTCTTTCGATCTGCCTTACCCGCCGTCGGTCAACCGCATCTGGCGATCGAGCACGAAGGCAACGACCGGCAAGGTGCACCTCGCGCCGAGCTATGTGAAGTGGCGCGACGCTGCCGGCGTGCTGCTGATGACCCATCGCGGCTGGATGCAGCGTCGGATCCTGGGATCGTTCAGCGCCTATCTCGCGCTGTGCCCGCCCAAGGGCCACCCCCGTGGCGATCTCGACAACCGCATCAAGGCCGTCCTCGATTTCCTCGAGCGATCCACGATCATTTCGACAGACCGGCACTGCCAGCTCGTCTGCGCCTATTGGGTCGAGCGCGCGCTGGCGCCGGAAGGCTGCCGCGTCGTGGTGAAGCCGTGGGGCCCACAAACGGTCAACCAGGTGCTGCGCGAGGCCGCAGAGCGCATGGAGGCAACACAGACATGACCTGCTCGGCATGCCCTCACACGGAGACCGGTCCGGGGCATGTCACGCAAGGCGCAAGGACGGAAGTTGATGACAGCGCCACACGGGGTCTGGTCGTAAGGAAGGTGCCCCTCGTCACGCTCGGATTGAGCGAACAAGTCTTCCGGCCGCTGATGCATCCGCCAGTCAGTGCCTCCGGTAAGCGTCCCTGGCTCCGTTGAGCAGACGACCCCCGGACGACCGCCAACCCTGCCTCACCGGCGGGGAATGGTCTGGTCTGTCCGGATCACGAGCCCTCCACCATTGAGCAGGACAGGATGAGGAAGGAAGACAAGATGAAGACCAGAGAGCGAATCGAGCGAACGAAATCGGAATTGGCGCGCGCGAGGCCTCGGTCGAGACGGCGCGTCGAACTCGAAAGCCGGTTGCGTGACCTGATGACGCGCCAATTGAGAGCCGAGACCAAGCGGAAAGCTGCGTGATCCCATGGCCGAACTGCCGATTATGCCGCTGAAGACCGACGCGCTGCTCGCGGACACAACGCACATGTCGGCGGAAGAGTTTGGCGTCTACTGCCGGCTGCTGTTCGTCATGTGGCGGCATGGCGGCCGGCTCAAGGACGACGACTCCGAACTCGCGATCATCGGCGGGGTCACGCCGCGGCGGTGGCAGGCTATCAAGGAAAAGGTCATGCGACCCATGACGGCGATCGGCGGCCTCGTGTCGCAAGGCAGGCTGACCGATACGTGGCTCCAGGTGCAGGAGCTGAGGAAGAAACGAGCACTCGCGGCAGACATCAGATGGAAGAGCAAACCCGGAGCAAAACGGATGCATGTGCAATCCAATAGCAATGCTAACCAAAACCAAAGGATAGAACCTTCTCTATCTGAGGATAGACCCAGCGAGCCGCTCGAAATGCAAAAAGGGTCCGGCAGTGGGCTGACGGTCAGCCCCGAGCTCGCGGCATTGCTGGGACGCAAGCGATGACATGGACACCCGAACAGGACGCGATGCTGACCGATCTCGTGAAGACGGGAGGAGAGCCGTACAGCGAGGCAGCGGCGGCGATAAACGCCCGGTTTAAAACCCGGTTCAGCCGCAACGCCGCGATCGGCCGGGGCAAGCGCATTGGGCTCGCCACACCGCGGAAGATCGTAATCCGGACCACGAAGCCAGCCAAGGCGCAGAGCAAGCCTCGCCCCGACATCCAGGCTCGCAAGGCCGCGAGCGGACCGAAGCCGCCACCGCCGTTCGTGGCGCGCATCGCCGACGTCCGCCCCGGCAACGTCGATCTGGTTGACCTTGCTCCGGACGGCTGCCGCTGGGCCTACGGCGATGGCCCGTTCGTGTTCTGCAATCACCCGCGGGTCTGGGGCCTGTCGTACTGCCCCGCACACAGCCATCTCGCCTACAGGGTCATGGAACGGAGGGCGGCATGACCGTACACGCCCCCGATCTCTTCCCAATCCGCCGCGCGCGCATGTTCACCGCGGAGCGTGACGCCTACCTCCGAGCCAATCCGACCGTCGATCCGTTCATTCTCGCCGATGCGCTGGGGCTGTCGGCCCGTACCGTCTACATGTACCAGCGCAAGCTTGGGATTCGGCTGTGCACCTGGCACGATCATGGAGCGACGCGATGAGCGATTGCCCGCATTCCAGAATTGAGTTCTGCCCGCTCTACGTGGCAGCGCATGAGGCCGGCGGGAACGGCTGTGATGATGGGCGCCTCGGCGAAGGCGGTTGTGCGGTCTCGCGCGGGATGGACTACGGCCGGCAGCTTGCCAGTCTATCGGCCGCAAACCGTGCGCTCGTGCTGGACTGCGCCGAACGCGAGAACGAGGTAGTTGAGCGAATCGGACAGATACTCCGTTCGATCAAGCCATCCTTGAGCAACCCCGAGGCTGAAGCTCTAGCCCGCGCCGCTATCGCCGCGATGCCCTCGCCGGTCGTAACGGTTGGAATGGTCACCGCGGCCCTCGCGGCTGTTGGTGAACACGATGATCCACGCTGCCTTGAATTGGCTCCCCACCGGAGACCTGAAAATGAGCGAGATGCGAGAGCGAGTGGCGAGGGCGATCGGGGAGGTATTATCCCGGGATAGCACCGGAGAATGCCTGCTCATAGCCACAGACGCGCAGTGTGCGGAGATAGCCCGCGCCGCGATCGAGGCCATGTGCGAGCCGACAGAGGCGATGATGGCCGCCGTTGACTGCGGAGGCGAGAAGGCCGACTGGCTGGCCGGCAAAGCGTGGAAGGCTGGATGGCGGGCCATGATCGACGAGGCCATGAAATGATTGTGCTGTTGCAAATGGTCATGGCCTTGCTGTCAGGCGCTGCGGCTGGGGTCGCCATAGGGCTCGCAACCAAGCCCACAGCGTTGACGATGATTTTGGTGGTCCCATTCGCCGCGATCTTCATGGCCGGCTTGGTCATGGGAGCGTGGCCTTTTGCTCCGAGGCCTTGAAATGACCGAGCCCGCCTCCTACGAGCTCTACCGCGTCATCACCGACTACGAGGCGCTCCAGGAGGCGTTCCTCGACCGGATCGAGGATCTCGACACCACGCTCGAGCAAATCGACATGGCCGGAGAGTTCACCAAGGGCAACGTTCAGAAGCTCCTCACCATGACGCCCGGCAAGCCAACCCGTGACCGCGCTGCCCCGCTGCGCCGGAAGTTCGGATGGGAGAGCCTCGGCAAGATGCTCAAGGGCACCGGTATGGCGCTGGTGCTGGTGGTCGACGATGAGCGGTTCGCGGCTACCCGTGAGCAGCTGATGAAGCGCAAGAAGCCGAGGCAACCAGCGAATGTTGGTTCCAAGCGGCCGTCGTGGCTGTTCACGAAGAAAAAGGCCCGCGAAATGGGCAAAAGGCGCTTCTCTCTGATGTCAGAAGCGGAACTAAAACGGCACCAGCGCAAGGCGGGGAAGGCGAGCGCCGCGGCGCGCCGACGCAAATCAGCGCTGGCGCGGCGCTCGCTGCCACAGGTTGGCCAGCACAGCCTCCCGCGCGGCCTCCACGTCGATCTCCCGTGCCCAGTGGCGCATGAGCTGCCGGGACACACCGGCTAGCCTCGCGGCCTCGCTCTGGGTCACCATACCCCGCTCCAGCAGCTTCAGGGCCGCCCGTTTCGTGGTATCGTCGCTCGTCATCTGTCTGCTCCTTGGGTCCTCTAGGCCATTGGCGCGTGGATGGGTGACAGGCCGGCGGGGCGCCAACTCCGCCGGCCACTTTCTCAATCTTCGGCCGGATCCTGAACATGGCAACCTCACAACGCGACGTTGATGTGAGGCAGCCCGTAGGCTCGATTGAAAGCCCGCCAGCACATCACAGCCAAGCGGCTAATCTCGCGATCGGTCATGATCCGGTCATTGTAGCGAGCCACGAGGCGGCTATGCAGCGCTTTGGCCTGATCTCGGGTAAGCTGGTTCAGTGTGGTCATCGTTTTGTCCTCTAGGTTTGGCCCGCGCCAACGGGCTCTGGTTGGTGGTTAGATCAGGTTGCGGGCCGTGTGATGCCGAGGGCCTGCTCGAGCTGGATCAGGATGTGCTCAATCCAGGCAGAGACGTGGTGATCGTGTTGCATGGCTCAGGACTCCTGTCCAAGCAGGCGGTAGAGCTCGGTGGTCACGTACAGGATGCGGCCCTCGCGCTTGGCCTGGGCGACGTTGCGAATGGCCTGCTCAAGGGCGGCTTCGCGGCGGGCTTGCTCGGTGGTGGTCATCTGCGTTGCTCCGTTGCTGACCATCGCAAGGTAGCACGGATTTTACAAATGTCAAATGGAATGTGATCACAAAATGTTACAGATGTAAAATCAGGCCTCGCCGTTTCCCTGGCACTTGCTGCATTTGAGGTTGACCTGACGCAATCGCCTCTGCGTCAGATAGACGGTGCCGATGTGCTCGCAGGCTGGGCACTTGATCTGCCACACCCGAGGCTCATCCATGCGCGCTTCCATTCTTCGCGTGCGCCTTTGCGTCCCAACCTGTCTTTGCGAGGCTCGCACGGTGCCGTAGCTCCTTCTTCGTCAGCGGGCGAATCACCTTGCCATTGAGCGCCGCAATCTCCCGGCGCCACATCCCAGCCTGTCGACGTAACCACGCCCTTCGCCAGTCGATCCCCGCGGCCTTGATCCAATATGCCACGAGCTGCGGCGACACGCCGGCAAGCGCTGCGACCTGGCTCGGTGTGGCCATGCCCTTCGCCAGGAGCGAGATTGCGGCCGATCGTGCTTCCTCATCCACTTTAAGAACGTAAAGTCGCTGATTTGCCCGACCAACGCACCAAACGCCAAACAGATCGTTTGTATACGAACAATCGCCGCTGAAATCATTGAGGAATATCAGGCCATTTGACAGACGCGAAAATCCACAGCAAGTTCATCGCGCGTCCCGCATCGCGCGCGCACCCCAATCCTTCCACAGCGAGACTTGCGAGCGAGGACCGCTGACGAGCGCAAGCGCGAGGATGCACATGCCTCTGGTCGAGGACTTCAAATCAATCGCAGACCATCTCACCGAGATCCAGCGCATCAGGCGCGATGATATCATCACTCTCGGTATCAAGTTCCCGTTGCGCCAGACGCTCAGCGAGATCAACGATGCAGCCAGACGCCTGATGGTCAGACGATCTCAAGGCATGCGGGATTGACAGTTGTGGGGAATGACCTCGTCTATCTGCTGCATGACCTAACCGTTGACTTTGTCAACGATCTGGCAGTCAGTCATCACTCTGACACGTGACTGACACACGCTGCATGCAACCCATTGATATTGCTCGATTGATTGTCCCTTGCATGGGGACATTCGCGTTAATGGGTCGTTAGATCGAGATGATGCCTGGCGCGGCTGCGAAGCATATGCGAAGCGGTATATCATTGGTATCATTGAGAAAAGACCGGGGTAGGGGTGGGGTGGGGGCAGATCGGAGACCCCACCGTATAAATCGACCTTCCCTCCCTCTTTCGCGGCTTCTCCCAGGAATTAGAGTGACTTGTGGAAATTTGGCGGCCGATTTTTGGAAATTCAGGGTGCGTTGCTGATCCGGGTTGATCCGTAATTTGTTACGGCATGGCTCAGGAACCCAAGGGAACTTCGCAAATACCGGATCTGGACGAGGAGAGCCTTGGGCCGGCGATGCTGGCATTGAACCCGGCACAGCGGCGGTTTGCGGTTGCTGCGGTACAGTTCCCTCTGGCGCGAGATTGGCAGATTGCCCGGGCGGCGGGATACTCGGATTTCAGTCACGGGGCTCTGCGGGTTTGTGCTCACCGGCTTTTCCACAACGAGAAGATCCTGGCTGCGATCAACGAGTTGGCGATCAAGGAAATTCGGTCTTCGGCCCTGCTGGGGATTGCGACGATCAAGAAGATTGCACGGCGGGATGGCGACAAGGACCAACTGAAGGCGGCGGTGCATCTGGTCGGACTGGCGGGGCACACGGTCGAGCAGAAGATCAGCGTCAAGCAGACGGTCACCGACACCACTGACAAGGGGATTGAGGACAGGATCAGGCGCGCCGCGGAGAAACTGGTCAGGCTTGGGCATGATCCGACGAAGCTGCTTGGCCTTCCGGAGCCGATTGATGCCGAGTTCCAGGTGATTGATGGGCAGTGAGGACCGCGAGGCCAAGCTTGCGATTGCCGAGGCACTGGAGGCGGCGGCGACGAAACTGACCTATCAGGGCCGGATACTGAGCTTCTCGCCGTATCACAAACAGAAGGTTCATCTTGCTCTGGGCCGGACGAAGCGCGAGCGCCTGCTGATGGCCGGCAACCGGCTCGGGAAGTCGGAGACTGGAGCATTCGAGGCGGCGTGCCACCTGACCGGACGATACCCTGACTGGTGGCAAGGACGGCGGTTTGATCACCCGACCAAGGGCTGGATCGCCGGCGTGACATCACTGGATACCCGCAACGTCTGTCAGACCAAGCTATGTGGGCAGTACGGTGTCGAGGTGGATTTTGGCGCCGGCATGATTCCGAAGGATGATTTTGTCGATGTGTCGCTCGCGCGCGGCGTCACCGACGCCTACGACACGATCCAGGTCCGGCACATCTCCGGCGGCATCTCGACGGCGCAGTTCAAGAGCTACGAGCAGGGGCGGCAAAAGTTCCAGGGCGAGGGGCTGGACTGGATATGGTTCGACGAGGAGCCACCGCTTGCGATCTACAGCGAGGGGCTGACCCGCATCGGCGAGCGCGACGGCATTGCCTGGCTGACCTTTACGCCGCTGGAAGGGCGCTCAGATGTCGTTATCCGGTATCTGGACGAGCCGGACAAGGATCGCGAGGTCACCACGATCACCATCGACGAGGCCACCCACATCTCGGTGCAGACCAAGGAGCGCATGCTTTCCGGCTATCTGGCGCATGAGCGGGAGGCACGCGCCAAGGGCGTGCCGATGCTGGGGAGCGGCCGCATCTTCATGATGCCGGAGGGGGCGATCTCGGAGCCGCCGATCGAGTATATCCCGGCGCATTGGGTCAAGCTGTGGGGGATCGATTTCGGCATCGGCCATCCGTTCGCCGCCGTGCTGATCCTGTGGGACCGCGACAACGACGTGATCCACGTCCACCACTGCTATCGCGTTGCCGACGCGCTGCCGATCCAGCATGCCGCCGCCATGAAGCCGGTCGGGGCTGCGGTCCCGGTGGCCTGGCCGAAGGACGGCGGCGACCGCGAGAAGGGGAGCGGCGAGCCATTGGCAGCGATGTACCGGAAGCAGGATCTCGTCATGCTGGGCGAGCATGCGAACTGGGGCGATCACCGCGGCATCTCGACCGAGGCCGGGATACTGGAGATGGACGAGCGCATGAAGTCGGGCCGGCTCAAGGTGGCGGCGCAACTGTCGGAATGGTTCGAGGAATACCGGTTCTATCACCGCAAGGACGGCCAGATCGTCAAGCTGAAGGACGACCTGATGTCGGCGACACGGACCGCGGTGATGATGAAGCGCGCCGCGCGCGCCGTGGCGCTCGGTGGCTTCCGGGCCAAGGCCGCCGTCGGCGCCGTTGCCATGGGCACGGACTTCGACGTCTTCACTGGGCAGTGACGGTGCGTTGCTGGTCGATCTGATCCCGCCCACCGTCAGCATGCACCCCTTCCGGAGTTTTGCCCATGTCCGCTGACAAGAACGACACCGTGCCTGCAAAGCCCGATCCCGAGCCGACGAAGAAATCAATGGTCGCTGCGCCGGATCCCGCTCCGCGCGCCTCGGCCGGGACCGCGAAGGACAAGCTCCGCGGCTTCGAGGATGCCCATTTCGGCAAGAACGCGGTCCGGATTCGCGGCCACATCGAGAAGGGCTACGGCTCGCCGTTCAAGGACATGCCGGCCGAGAAGCACGCCGAATATGCCGCGCTGGAGAAACTGGTCGAGGCCGAGGCCAAGGTCGACGAGGCCAACGCCGCGCTGTCGGCTGCGAAGTCGAACCATGACACGGCCCTGGCCGCGCTCGCACTCGCAACCAAGGCCTCCGAGACCGCGGCGGCCGAGGCCAGGAAGCAGGCTGACGAGGATGCCAAGGATGCCGCAAAGCCGGCGCCCGCCCGGGCCGGGACGGCCTGACCATGGCGAGGCCGATGCCGGGACTGTCGGCGGCCGGGGCTGATCTCGGGCTCGGCAACACGCTGGCGCAGCAGGTCGCGGGCGAGACCGAGGAGCAGCGCAAGAAACGGATGGGGATGCTGCAGCAACAGCAGCAGCTCGGCCCGTCGGGTTCGCTGGCGGTGACCTCGCTGTTCGGCATGACCGGAGGCCCCAAGAGTGCTGGCTATTGAGAAAATCGTGGCGTTCGACCTGCGCGGCAGCTGGCAGGTGCGGGCGCTCGCCGAGGCCAGGGGCCACACCGGGATGGTCCTGCTGTCGGTGCTGGCCCACACCTATGACGAGGCCATGGCGGTGATCCTGCCGCTGGCCATTCCTGGCTTCACCGAACCGTCGCTGCCGTGTCTGGTGAGCGCGGCCAAGGTCGCGAAGTCGGGCGCGGTCATAGCCGACGTCATCGACAGGATGGGAAGGCGGGTCAAGGACGCGGTGATCTACCGCACCGAGACCGCGCTGCGCGACGACTTCCGCAGGCTGGCGGACCGGCTCAAGCTCAACGACCAGGACCGCGTCGAACTGTTCAAATGCGTGCAGCGCTGGGTGGTCGCCGATCGCCGGCTCGATCCGACATTCGATCCGCAGGACCCCGATGCCAAGCGCCTCGTCCACTGATATCGTCCCCTATGACGACCCGGCGAAGGCTCGCAAGCCCGCGCGCTATATCAGCGACCGCGAATCCCGGATCGTGGCCGGCATCATCCGCGAATTCGGCTACTTCCAGTCGGCGCGCGCCATGCTCGGGGCCCATTGCGAGGAGGTGGCGCAGCTGATCCTGCCGACCTCGCGCAACACCTTCTTTTACCAGAGCTACGAGACCCCCGGCGGCAAGAAAACGCAGCAGCAGGTCGACGCCACGGGCGCACTGGCGCTGCACAGGTTCTGCGCGATCGCCGATTCACTGGTGACGCCGCGCAACATGCAGTGGCATGGCCTGATGGGCGACGACTACGTGATGAAGGACCGCGCCTCGCGGCTGTGGTTCGAGAGCACGACCAAGCTTCTGTTCCGGATGCGCTACTCGGCGGCGGCCAACTTCGCGGCGCAGAACTACAACAACTGGCAGTCGCTCGGCGCGTTCGGCAATTCCACCATGTATATCGACCGCTTCGACAACCGCTGGTTCGGCGGCGGCCAGGGCCTGCGCTACAAATCGGTGCCGTTCGGCGAGACCTTCTACGGCGAGAACCATCAGGGCAAGGTCGACCGGATGATCCGCTGGTTCCGGCTCACCGCCTATCAGGCGGTGCAGAAATGGGGCCGCGACGCGCTGCCGGAAAATCTGGTGCCGGCGCTGGAGCAGGACAGCCAGGCCGCGTTCGTGTTCCTGCATTGCGTCAAGCCGCGCGATGACGATTACGATCCGCAGGCGGCCGATGCCAGGCGGTTTCCGTTCACCTCGCATTATGTCTCGGTCGAGGGCCACTGCCTGATGGCCGCCGAGCGCGGCTACCAGCGCTTCCCCTATGCGGTCAGCCGCTATGACCAGGCCCCGGGCGAGGTCTACGGCCGCGGCCCAGCCATGATCGTGTTGCCGTCGCTGAAGACGCTGAACGCGGAGAAGACCACATTCCTGAAGCAGGGCCACCGCGCCGCCGACCCGGTGCTGCTGATGGCCGATGACGGCGTGGTGGCGATGGACATGCGGCCGGGATCGCAGAACAAGGGCGGCGTCAGCGCCGACGGCAAGTTGCTGGTGCACACCCTGCCGACCGGCGATATCCAGATCTCCGAGAAGATGATGGGCGAGGAGCGCGGCATCATCGACGACGTGTTTCTGGTCAGCCTGTTCAAGGTCTTGTCCGAACATCCGAACATGACCGCCACGCAGGTGATCGAGCTGGTCAACGAAAAGGGCATGCTGGTGGCGCCGACGCTCGGCCGGCAGCACACCGAATATGTCGGCGGCATGGTGCCGCGCGAACTCGATCTGCTGTTCGAGATGGGCATGACCGACCCGGTGCCACCGCGGCTGGTCGAGGCCGCGCGCGGCCAGCGCCGCAGCCTGATCGACCAGGCCGAGGTCACCGACACCTCGCCGCTGTCGCTCGCCGCGAGCGCGGGCAACGCGGCCGGCTTCCTGCGCACGCTCGAGCAGGTCCGCGAGCTGGTCAACATCACCCAGGACATGAGCCTGCTCGATCCGTTCGACTTCGACACCGCGACGCCCGAGATCGCGCGCATCAACAACGTGCCGGAGCGCTGGATGGCCGACGAGCAGGCCGTCGCGGCGAAGCGCCAGATGCGCGCCAAGCAGGCCGCGCAGAAGCAGCAGCTTGATGCCGCGCCGGCGCAGGCCGCGATCATCAAGGCGCGCGCGGTGGCCGCCAAGGCCGGCGTGCTGCAGGGTGTCCCGCAGTGACGCCAGAACAAGCGCTGCTGATCGTCGCCGACCGCAAGCGCGCCTATCAGCTCGCGTTCAACACCCCGGCCGGCGAGGCGATCCTGACCGACCTGATTCCGTTCTGCCGCGCCGCCGAGACATGCGTCGTCCCCGGCGACCGCGACCGTACATGGGTGCTGGAGGGCCGCCGCGAGGTGTACCTGCGCATCCGTGACCATCTCGACCTGTCGCCGGAGCAACTGGTCGAGAAATACACCCGGCCCGCTAAAGGAGCACACGGCCATGACTGATACGACCGTTACGACCACCCCGCCGCCTGTTGTGACCACGCCCCCGCCGCCCGCGCCAGCATGGCACGACGGTGTCGAGGCCGATATCATCGGGCATGCCCAGAACAAGGGCTGGAAGCTCGACAACCCGAAGGAGGCGTTCGGCGCCGCGGCCAAGGTCGCGCGCGATCTCGAACGGCACTTCGGCGTCCCGGCCGATCAGCTGGTCAAGATGCCAAAGCCCGATGCCAGGCCGGAGGACATCCGCGCCTTTCACGAGCGGCTCGGCGCGCCGAAGGAGGCCAAGGAGTATGACCTCTCAGCGATATCAGATGCAACGGTAGCCGACACCTTGCGCGCGACCGCACATGAGGCCGGGCTGAGCAAGGCGGCAGCCGCTGCTGTCGCGGCCTCGGTTGCGAAAGCGCTGGAATCGAAAGCTGCAACCGAAAGTACGCTCGCCGCCGGCAAGCTGACCGAGGAAAAGACCACGCTCCGCGCCAACTGGGGCGACAAGTTCGACTACAACCACCTGCAGGCGATCGAGGGCGCGCGCCGGCTCGGCATCAGCCAGGAGGGCGTCAAGGCGCTGGAGGGCCAGATCGGATATGCGGCCGTGATGGAAGCGATGCGCAAGATCGGCGCGTCGACCCGCGAGGACACCTTCGAGGGGGCGGGCACCCAGGGCAAGGGCGACGTGGTCACGATGGAGGGCGCGGTCTCGCGCCGCAACGAACTGAAGGCCGACAAGGCATGGACCGAGCGCTATCTCGCCGGCGGCATCACCGAGCGGCGTGAGATGGATCGGCTGAACCAGATGATCACGGGAGTTGTGGCATGAGCGACGTCGCCGAGGACGAAGTGAAGTTCGACGCGCCGGCGCCGAGGCGCACCACGAAGAAGACCACGAAGAAGACGAAGCGCGCCGCCGCCCCCGAGCCGAAGCGCACCGAGCCATTTCCGGGCCTGACCCGCACGGCCTGCGCCACGGCCTGCAACGCCAAGGGCTGCGTGATTAGCGGCAGCACCTATTGCGCCCACCCGACCAAGGGCGGGCTGCAGGCGGCCGACATGAACAACCCGGCGGCGCTGCGGCGGATCCAGGATGCCCGCGACCAGCTTCAGGTCAGGCTCGACCCCGACCGCTACAAATGACCCCGGTGCGTTGATCTGACATGTTCGGGCGGGGCATGGTCCCGCCCGTCACCATCCGGCCCCCGCAAGGACACGGCCGGTCTACCGCTAAAAGTCACGGCCCCCGCAAGGACACGGCTGATTGTTTGCAGGCGCGAGGTTTCGCGCCGAGGTCCCCGCGCGCGATCTCTCGCCCGGACACGACCGCTGACGTTCACCAATCCTCGAAGGCGGGAAAGCCATGTCCGAGAACCTCTCGAAACTCTTCACGACGCAATATTCCACGATCCTCGACCTGAAGCTGCAGCAGAAGACCTCGAAGCTGCGCGGCCGGGTCATGGAAGGAAGCCACGTCGGCAAGCAGGCTTCCCCGATCCAGTACGCCGGCGCGGTGCAGATGAAGCCGCCTACGGGCCGCTTCGCGCCGATCGGCCGGCAGGACATCGACTTCGTCAGGCGCTGGGTCACCCCGGTGGATCGCGACTGCGCCCAGCTCATCGACACCTTCGACAAGCTGAAGACCACCATCGACCCGCAGTCGCAGGAAATCGCCGCGACCGCCGCCGCCGTCAACCGCGAATATGACGACCGCCTCATCGCGGCCGCGTTCGGCACCGCGCTGCTCGGCACCGACGGAGCCAGCTTCACATCCGAGACCTGGGCCTCGATCTCGTCTTCGTGGACCGTGGCGTCGACCTTCGGCTCGGCCGCGGCCTCCGGCCTCACCGTCGCCAAGATGATCGAAGCCAAGCGCATCATGCGCAAGGCGCAGGTCGACATGGAGGCGGAGACGCTGACCTGGGTCACCAACAGCCAGGGCGAATCCGACCTGCTCAATCAGGTGCAGGTGGTCTCGACCGAATTCTCCGAGCGTCCGGTTCTGACCGACGGCAAGGTCACCCGCCTTCTGGGCTGGGACATCGTCTATTCGGAGCGGCTGCCGTCGGCATCGAGCGTCCGATCCAACATCCCGTTCGCGAAATCTGGCCTCTATCTCGGCCTGTGGATGGAGCGGCAGGACGATGTCCGTCAGCGTCCCGACCTCTCGGGCCTGCCCTGGCAGCTCTACACCATGATGTCGTGCGGCGCGGTCAGGCTGGAGCCCGGCCGACTGCTCGAATGCGACTGCGCCGACACCTCGGCCGCCGCTGACGTAACGCCGTAAGGGAGCAAGCACCATGGCTGTCGATCACGTCAAATCCACTCCGATCACCAACCTCGATGCGAATCCCGTCGTCCCCAACACCGCCGGCGAGGGCGGACCCGCGCCGCTGGTATCGGTCTCATCCGGCGACGTCGTCGGCGTTGCCGCGTCCTCGGTCAACGCGACCTACCAGTTCGTCCGGGTGCCGTCGAACTGCAAGATCAAGCAGATCCTGTTCGACACCGAGACGCAGGCCGCCGGCGCCATCGATATCGGGCTCTATTATGCGACCGACGGCGAGGGCGGCAAGCCGACCGCGCTGCTGGCTGCCGCTGCGATCGATCAGGACTTCTTCGCGTCCGCGGTCACGATTACCGCGGTCGCCATCACCGACGTCACCAACGAGAGCGGCACCTATACGCCGCTCAAGCGCAACCAGCCGCTGTGGCAGGCCGTCGGCCTCTCGTCAGATCCGGGCGGCTATTTCGATATCGTCGGCACGGTCACCACCGCGATCACCACCGGCACCGGCAAGATGGGCATGACCGTCAACTTTACGGTCTGAAGGAAGGGACCGAGAGCATGGCAAGCCATTACGTCAGCCTGGCCCGTGGCATCGAGGGATCGAAGTATTCCGACTTCACCACCGGTACGTCGTCGACCGCCACCGACCTGTTCGAGGTCCGGGTGCTCGATGGGGTGACGCCAACCAAGGTCGAAGTCCTGAAGGCGATGGAGGCGTTCGAGCGGTTTTTCGAAAACGCCCAGCAGGTCACCACCGCCGGCTTCGACATCAAGGGATAGACATGGCGCAGAACAGGTTCGTCAACGTCACGCTGGAAGCGACGCCGGCCAAGAAGAACGACCAGTCCGAGTTCAATCACGGCAGGGGTCTCGGTGCTGCGGCCAGCGGTGACCTGACGCTGTCCTACGACTCGACCAAGTTTCCCTCCCTGACGCTGCTGCGCTCGGCGGTCAATTCGGCGCTGCAGATCGCGGCGCAATCGATGGGTCCGTAGCGATGACCAGCACTGCGGCCGAAGCCAAAGGATTCTCCAACATCTCGGCCACGACAGCGACATTCACGCTGCTGGGCGGAAAATACGCCATCATGGCCAACGCCACCGGCACCGGCACCATGGGCCTCCAGGTGGCGAGCGCCGACGGCACGACCTTCGTTCCGGTCCATACCGCCTTCGCCGCGGTCACCGGGTTCGTCACGGTCGACCTGCCGCCCGGCACATACAAGTTCGTCATCGCCACCTTCACCGCGGTTTACGCCCGGATCTGCCGCGTTCCCGCCTGACGGTGCGTTGCTGGCCTGACGGGCCCACCGCATCGTCCGCGCCATGAGCGCATTCCAGACGGCGGTCGATATCGGTCAGCGCGCGCTGCAGCACTGCGGCCAGACGCGCATGGACTCGGTGCTGGGGTTTGACGACCCCCAAAGCCGCGGCGCCTCCGAGATCGCGGCCTGCTACGACAAACTCCGGGAGGCCGAACTCGAGGCGAACTACTGGACCTGCGCGATCCGCCGCACGGTGCTGCGCGCCATCGACAGCAACACGATGCTGCTGGCGCCTGCGCTGTGGGCGCCTGGCGTAACCTATTTCGTCGGCTCGGTGGTTGCGGACCAGTCCGGCAATCTGTGGATCTCCCGCATCCCGAACAACATCGCCAACGATCCGCTGCTGACGACGTATTGGGAGCCGTATTTCGGCCCGCTGGCGGTCCCGCTGCATGTGGCCTCGACGGTCTATTACCCGGGCGAGCTCGTCTACACCGCGCCGGGCAACGGCACCTATCGCGTCTACATGTCGCTGCAGGACAGCAATTCGGACGTCCCCGGCACCGCGACCGCCTACAGCGCCACGGCCATCTATTTCAAGAACCAGGTCGTGACCTACCTGTCGGTCGCCTACATGAGCCTGATCGACCTCAACACCGGCAACACGCCATCGTCGGCGCCTGCGCTGTGGAATGCCGCAACGACCTATGGCGCGGCCGCGACCGCCACCGGCTCGGACGGCATCATTTACACCTCGATCGCGGGCGGCAACCTCAACCACGACCCAAAGCTCGACGGAGGTATCCACTGGAGCAGCGCCGGCGTGCTCTGCCCGTGGACGACGGTCTTCGTCGGCGGCGCCGGCTCGGCCAAATGGCTGGAGATCGGCGGCGCCGAGTTTCCAGCCGGCGTGGCGCTGACCAAGCTGAATGTCATCTATGCACTCGGCGGGCCGTCGTCGGTGCTGTCGGGATCGTCCCGAAGCGCCTTCAAGCTGCCGTCCGGCTTCCTGCGCATCGCGCCGCAGAACCCGAAGGGCACGACGCCGTGGCTCGGCGCGCCCTCCGGCTATACCTACAACGATTGGAATTTCGAGAACGGGTTCATCGTTTCGAGCGAGACGGGACCGATCTCGCTGCGGTTCGTCGCCAACGTCACAGACGTGCGGCTGATGCATGCGATGTTCTGCGAAGGGCTTGCGGCCCGGATCGGCATGGCAATCTGCGATACGGTCACCCAGTCCGCCTCGCAATTCCAGATGGTCGCGAAAGTCTATTCGAAGTGGATCAGCGACGCCAAGACGCAGAACGCGATCGAGCAGGGCTACGAGGATCCGCCAATCGACGATTACATCAGCTGCAGGCTTTAGCGCCATGGCGGATGCAACATTCGTCGTTGGGTCATTCCTCGGCGGCGAGATATCCGAGTTCGCCCAGGGCCGCTTCGACAAGCCGGACTATCGCACCTCGCTGAAAACCTGCCTGAATTCATTCCCCGCGGAGATCGGGCCATGGACGCGGCGGCCAGGCTCGGCCCATGCCGGCCATACCCGCGCCGGCGGGACCGGCCGCGGGATGAAGTTCGATTTCCAGCAGTCGGACCCGGTCACGGTCGAGTTCACCGACGGCTACATGCGCTTTCGCCGCGGCAAGGATCTGGTCACCACCAATGACGCACAGGTCGTCGTCGCGGTATCGGCGGCAAACCCCGCTGTCGTGCAGACCACCACGGCGACCACCTGGGCCACCGGCAACACGCTGATCTTCCCCGGCGCCTCGACCCCGCTGCTGGAGAACCGGCAATTCCTCGCCACCAAGATCGACAGCACACACTTCTCACTGACCGATGCGATCACCGGAGCCACCATCAACGGTGCGACGCTCGGCGCTCTCGTGACCGGCGCCACCGTGGCGCGGGTGCATGAACTGGCGACATCCTACACCGGCGGGACGTGGTCGGCGATCCGTCCGGTGCAGGCCGAGACCACCGACATCCTGCTGTCGCCGACGGTCGCCCCGCAGGCGCTGACGGTCACGACACAGCCCTCCGACGTCGCCGACCCGCAGTTTGCCGTTGCTGCGGCGATCTTCAATGACGGCCCCTATCTCGATCCCGTCAGCAACGGCGCGCAGCTCACGCCGAGCGCGACCACCGGCATCGTCACGCTGACCGTGTCGTTCCCGGCCTACAGCGCCACCAAGGCCTATGCGGCGGGTGCGTTCGTCACGTCGGCGGCCGTGAACTATGTGTCGCTGCAGGATCAGAACGTCGGCAACGTCCCGGCGGGGAGCCCGACATTCTGGCAGGCGACGGCGGCCAGCGCCGCGATCAATGGCGGCCGCGGCTTTCTCATTACCGACATCGGGCGGTTGATCCGGCTGTTTTCGGAACCGGTGGCGTGGGCTTCCGGAACGACCTACGCCGTCGGCAACATCGTCTCGTACAATCCGAGCGGCGTTGCCGGGGCCAATACCTATTGGCAGTCCCTCGTCGCCTCCAACACCGGCAACATTCCCGGCGCCGATACCAAGAACTGGTCGCTGCTGCCCGCGCAGGGCTCGGGCTCGGCGGTCTGGACCTGGGGCAAGGTCACGAGCCTGCTCAATCTCGTTCCGCCCGCGCCGGCCGGGATCGCCTATATCGGCAGCATGACGGGTGGCGGCGGGCTCTCCGCTGCGTTCGATAGCGTGCTCAACAAGGTGTCGGCGCTGTCCGCGCAACGGCAGATCACGCACAGTTTCGCTACGGCGACAGTCTTCGCCTACTCACATTTCGTCGGACAGAATTTCACCGGGGCGGTCCCAAATGCCTACGCGGTCGCATCGGCGACCGTGTATCCATCGACCGATCTAGGTTACATGCGCGCCATCACGTCCGGCAACGCCACCGGAAACGATATCCAGGCCAACGTATACCTCGTTCTCTACGGATCGAACAGCGCCCCGGCCTCATCACAGAACGGCACCATTCTGGGCACCTCCTATGTCGGATTGATTGACATCCCCGGCGACAACGTCGTGATCAAGACGGGGCCGCCGATGACGATCATTTCCGCCGACCAGGTGACGACCTTCAAATATATCTGGGTCACCATGGCAGCCGCGTTCACGAGCAACAATCCGACCGCGTTCGTCCAGGTTACCGGGTCCATCTCGCAAGTGCAGGTGGTCTCGCCTGCGTCGTCGGCTGCCGCGAGCGCCGGCGTGAACGTCGAACTGCTGGCGGCCTCGCTGCTCAACACCAACCCGATCGCGACATGGAGGTTTGGCGTCTACTCGAACACCACGGGATGGCCGACCTGCGGCGTCTATAACGACGGCCGGCTCTATCTCGGCGGCGCCGTCGGCAACCGCTTCGATGCGTGCGTGGCGAACGGCATCGACGGCGGCACCATCAACTTCGCGCCGACCGATCAATATGGTGTGGTGTCGCCGGCGGCTGCGATCTCGTACACCTTCAACTCGAACGGCGTGAACAAGATCCTGTGGATGGACCCTGACTTGCAGGGGATCAAGATGGGAACGCAGGCCGGCGAATGGCTGGTCAAGGCGCCGACCGCCGGGCCGATCGCTCCGAGCAACATCGCGGCGAGCAACGTCACCGGCCACGGCAGCGCCAACATCGCGCCCTGTCGCACCGAGCACACCCTCGTATTTGCGCAGCGCTCGGCGAAGAAACTGCTGGAATACTTCCCGGATGTGTATTCCGGCAAGTTCTCCGCGCCGAACCTCGCCGACAAGGCCCAGCACATCATCCGCGCCGGCGTGGCCGAACTGGCCTACACATCGGCGGTGACGCCGATCCTCTGGGGCCGCGATACGCTGGGCGCGCTGTTCGGCATTACCTACAAGCGGGATTCGCTCGCGAGCGCGCAGCCGCCGACATTCTACGCCTGGCATCCCCACAGACTGGGGTCTGGCCGCGTGGTCGAGAGTGTCTGCGCGGGCCCGTCGGTCGGTGGGAATCTCGATGCGCTGACCATGGTCACGAACGACACCGCCACCAGTATCCGGCATGTGGAAATCCTGACCGATGCGCCGGATGAGGTCACGGATCTGGCCGCGGCGTGGTTCCTCGACAACGCGGTCAATCCGACGTCGGTCATCGACACCGGGACCGGCCTGACCATCAACGGCCTGTGGCACCTGAACGGCAAGACCGTGCAGGTCTTCGCGGGCGGGCTGGATTGCGGCGACCCGGGCGAGGGCAAGCCCTTTTCCGATTTCGTGGTCAGCAACGGGTCGCTGACCGTGCCCTATGGCGACAGCATCTCGGCCGGTGCGGGCCGCGGCCTGTTCACGGCCGCATTCGCCGCGGCGCTGCCGCTGACGCAGATCGTGGTCGGCTTTACCTACAACAGCGATGGACAGATCGTGCGGCCGATCCTCCCCGCGGACAGCGGCGCGCGCAACGGTCCGGCGTTCGGCAAACTCAGCCGCTCCCACCGCTACGCGATGAAGCTGGTCAATACGCTCGGCCTGTATGTCGGTGGGACCTTTGCCAGACTCGCACCGGCCAACACCAAGCAGGACAACGGCGCATCGCTGCCGGCGCTGACCACGTTCACCGGCATTTCGCAGGAGGGGATCAAGGACGACGACGCCTACGACAACAGCATGTGCTGGCGGGTGTCGCGGCCGTTCCCGGCGAATATCGTGGTGGCGGCCGTCAACCTCCAGACCAAGGACCAATAGCCATGGCCGGCATCAGCACCTCGACCATCGGCAACGTCGGCGGCGCGGTCTCCGACCTGTTCAGCGGCTTCGGAAAACTGGCAGAGGGTGACCTCAAGGCCAAGGGCCTCAACATCCAGGCCGAGGGGTTGCGGCTGAAGGCAAAGGGCGACCTCGCCGAGGCGGAAAACTACGATCTCGCGTCGGGTCTCGCCAAGGAGAACAAGCAATTCACCGAGGCGTCGACCGCGATCCAGCAATCGCAACTCGACCGCAACAATTATCTGCAGATCGGCGGGCAGCGGGCGGATGTCGCGGGCGCAGGCTTTGCCGAATCCGGATCGGCGCTCGACATCCTGCGCGACAGCGCCCAGCAAGGCGCGTTGGCGCGCGCGGTGCTCGGGCAGCAGGGGCATATCACCGAGGCCGGCTACCAGGAGCAGGCGGACTCGTTCACCACGCTGGCGAGCGCGGCGCGCGTGACGGCGGCCGGTGAAGAGAAGATCGCCGGAGAAACCGACCAGCTTGCGGCGGATACCAAGGACGCCGCCGAGCTCGCCGCGTCCGGGGACTTCTTCAGTTCGGCGTTCAAGATCGGCGCCGCGATCCTCCCATTCGCGCTGTAGGTATTATCATGGCAAGTATCAGGACCTTCGAAACCCCGGCGCTGGCGCTCAGGCCGACGGAGACCGGCGTCGAGGCGACGGCGGCCACGGCGCGGAGGGTCGGCGGTTTCTACAATCAGCAGGCCTCGGCGCTGCAGCAGCTCGGCCGCGACACCGAAAGCCTGGGCTCCTACGTGGGCGGGGCGTACCGGGAAGCGGGCTCCAAGATCGGCGGTGGCATCACGGCGGCGGGGGATTCCTATGTCAATTTCATGGACCACAAGGAGATCAGCCACGGCGCCGCGACGTTTGCGGAGATGCAGGACAACCTGACGAACAAGTGGAATGATTTTGCCAAGAATTCCGACCCCAACGACCCGTCGGTGGCGGCCAAATTCCGCGAGACCGTGCTGCAGCCGGCGCTCGACAACTTCACGGGCGGCGGGTTCACCACCGAGAAAAGCCAGCAATGGGCCGAGGGTCACGCCGCCGCGTTGCGCGAGCACATGTTTCAGAAGACGTCGGCCGACATGTCGACACTGGCCGGCGTCGCTGTCCGCCAGAATGTGCAGAAGGCCGCCGCGCACATGTCGAACACGGCGCTGAACGACCCGTCGTCGGTGCCGTTCCTGCTCGAAAGCGTCGACCATTCGGTCGGCGGCATCGTGGGCTCAAGCCCGAATATCTCCGCGGTCGATGCCGCGCGCGTCAATTCGGAGGTCTCGACCTCGACCAAGGCGGCCATCGTCAAATATGGCGCAATCGGCGCGATCCAGAAATCGGGCGACCCGGAGCGCACCGCCGAGGAATGGACGAAGAAATATCCCGACTACATCGACGGCGCCGAGGCGAAGACGCTGGCCAGCAACGCGCGGCAGCAAATCCGCGCGCGCAATTACGACTACGAGACCAACCGTCGGCGTAACAAGGAGATCGCGCAGGACAAGAGCACAGAGGCCACCAATCAATACCTGATCGACGTCCGCTCGCAGGACCCGCGCCTCGCCGGTGATCCGACCGCGAAGCGAATCCTCAACGACACGACGCTGACCAAGACCGACAAGAACAACCTGCTGAACCTTGTCGACCGGCAATTGAAGCCGGAGACCGACGCGAGGCTGTCGCAACAGACGTTCGTCGGCCTGCTGCGGGAGATGCGCGCACCGGATGCCGACCCTGAAAAGGTGATGCAAAAGGCGTGGGACGCGCGCCTGCTGGACCCGGGCAAGCCCGGCAGCATGTCCGAGAAGGATTTCAACCAGTTCCGCGCCGAGGTGGTCGCGCGCAAGACGCCGGATGGCGCCGCGCTCGAGCACGATCGCGGGCAGTTCTTCAAGAACTACGGCACGGCGATTGCGGGCCCATCCTACACGCCGGCGATCGGCGATCCCAAGGTCTACAACGCCGAGATGGACGCGCGCCGCGTTGAGGCCGACCTGAAGAAGAAG